AATTTTTCAAACCAGAATCTATCTTTGCGTTTATAAAAAGACTTTACTGTGGCACGACTTTTACCACAATACTTATGGTAATCATACTTCTCTTTGGTGAAGTGATTCTTCAAAGAGAGATATGATTTATAGGCATCAAACGGCATCACTCTATTGATATTGTAAAATAGACTTATTTTCTACTTTATTTTTACTAATTACATTAAACGCAATGGTAATTCTTTCTTCATCTAGTAATTGCTCTTTAACGTGATGGAGAACATCACTTGGAAACATAACCATTGTTCCATCATATCCATCATATTTAATGTCATAATCATCAAAGTAAGTTGCATGATCGTGGTTTTTGTAGTATATCACGCCTGAAATAGATCCAGCGTGCCCATGAGTAGGATTATCATCACCTTTATATGAAAAATTAATCCATATATCATATCCATCAAAATGTCCATAATGTTTTAATAATTGATATTCACGATGATGATATTCATCTCCCCAATATTTCGTAATTAATCTAATAGTCCAAGCTAACCAAAAAGATTGTTCAATTAAATTGCATGGTATAGATGTTTGATAAGAATTATGCTTTAAACCATCATATCCATTATATCCAACATTTTCATGAGATTTTAATTCTGCGAGAGGATGATTTTTGATTTTTTTACACTCATCAACCCAAACATCAATTTCTTTCATGATCAAATCCGGTATTTTAGCGATCATGACAGGGCAATTTTCTTTCAATTTTCTCATTTCAAAATTCATTTAAAAAACCCTACAGACTAAAATTTTGCCGGAAATTTTTTTGCCCCTTTTTTGAAATTAAAAGCTAATTTTGGTTAGAGGGGCAACTTGGCACGGGATGTTCTCTTGAGGAAGTTAAGTTCCATTGCTTCATACTTTAACTTCTCTTTCAGTGGTTTCGATATAAGTTTGGGGACGGACTCCACATCAATTGAATTTAGATCACAGAAGTGAACGATGGCATCGATATAACTCATGTCTTGATTTTCAAGAACAAGTTTCTCAATATCCTGCGCGAATTTTGACGGGCAGAAGAATTTTTTTTCTAGTGCTTTTTCTAGTTCATTCTCCATTCTCTGTCCTAGTATTGTGATGTACAAATTCTTTAATGTAACGAACTAGAAGTTTAATATAGTCGCCTTTGTTTCTTTTGTCAAATACTTCTACTTCGCCACTGGGAGTTACCATGAGTGTGATTAATTTTTTAACTGGAATACCAGTCATCTCATAGTATGCACACGCATAAAACGTTTCTTGGACGAAATAGTTTTCCAACCATTTCTCAGGTTTAATCTTTTCAGATGTCTTAAAATCTATGACTGCTAGTTCTCCCTCGTACTCACCAATGCAGTCTACTCTACCTGCCAACCCAAGGTACTCTGAATACAGAGTTCTTTCAATAGCATGTACGTTATTTATCTTATCAAGATATGGTTTAGCATGATGGAACATAAACTGAGTCATGGGACGGAAGTCATCCCAGTTCAGTTGTAGATTCATCAAATATGCTTGAGCCGCTTCGTGAAAATCTGTTCCTCTCGCAGTGGCTTTCTTTGTAATACGATTTGCCTCTTCAATACCAACTCGCTTCCGCCACTTTGCAAAAATCTCTCTATTATAAAAAGAAGTCACAGAAGTGATGGAGGGAACCCACTGTCCATCTGGAAGATTATAGAAGCGAATTCCCTGTGTTTCTTTTTTGTTTAGTTCAATGTCACCGAGATAATTATGATGAATGAAGTTCATAGATTAAGTTCGTCTTTCGCAAGCAAGTATTCTTTACATAGTCCAGAACGGACAATATCTTCAACGCCAAATTCAATAATATCAACTGAAGGCATAACTCTAAGAATATTCATGAAGTCATGAATACCATTCCTTTCATTCTGTTTAACTAAGTCAGTTTGAGTGGCATCACCACAGAACATAATCTTAGTATCTTCTCCAACCCTAGTAATAATACTATCAAGTTCATGAAAATTCAAGTTCTGATATTCATCAACAATAATAATCGCTCTATCTAAAGTAGTGCCTCTGATAAAAGATGTACTCCAGAAACTAATTGTTCCTTGAGTCTTCAGATTACCGTAAAGCATTTCAAAGTCTGTCTCTGAGGGAAGAGAAAACATGTACTTTACCATATTCTTATAAGGAATCTGATAGATATCAGACTTGTCCTCATGATCACCGGGCAAAAATCCAATCTCTCTGGTTGCTACAAGAGATCGAACAATATAGATCTTATCATATGGAGATCTTTCATCAAGAACTTCTCTCAGTGCATTATAAAGAGTGATGAATGTTTTACCTGTGCCCGCTGCACCATATGCAACTAAGTTTTTATTATCAGAGTAAGCGTCAAATAATTTTTGTTGATTATCGGTGAGAGGATCAATACTCCTCATCAATTCAGTGTTAATTGGTTTGCGGCGTTTCATTTGCTTTGCAGTTAAACCGACACCAATAGGTTGATCTCTTTTTCTTTTTGCAGGCATAGATTAAACAGGTTTGACAGTAGAACCGGGATACTTAGATGCACGATGTAAAACATCATTCCATCCAGGATGAGACTTTTTAAGTTTATCATAAACTTCTCCAAGTTCACCACATCCGGGTGCAGTGCTTGGATCACTCCAATCTCTTTGCCATTCAGGATTATCCTCTAACCACTGAGTCCATTCATGTACACTAAGTTTGACATCCTTTTGTTCACCAGTTTCCTTATTAATAACGGGATATGTGGCCAATTAAACCTCCATAGTGTGTAATATTTATTATAGCATAACATATTCAACTAAGAATAAAATATTTTTTGTCTAGATTCTTTTTTATAGTTAACCTTTCTTGTCATCGCATGATCATTTGGTTTTCTATATGTAAAGAAATCTTCTAACGCAAACTTATGATGTTCATTCTGCCACCAATCATAATATAAGTCTCTACAATTTTTATGCCATCCTCTCGCAGATCCTAATAAATGAACATCGCTTCCCAAATCTGGATTATTAGTAATTAATGGTATTGAATATGTTTTCCCACCTTCAAGAATAAACGTATCTACAAGTCCATATATTTTTTTATGATTAATATTACTTGTTTTTAAATTTAATTTAAATTTTCCATCAAAATAATGAAGTTTGATAAGTTTTTTTGCATAGTCACGATTTATTAAACAAGGGCCAAATCCATGATTTTGATGAACAGGATGTAAATAGAAAAAAAGTATGTCGATGTTTTCATAACCTAACTGAATACAATCCCAGTTTTCTGGAATATTATTCATCAAATAATCCCAGTCAAAATTCCAATATTCAATCAAAGAAAGATCATAATCATCCTCCATGATTAGTAAATATTCTTCATCAGTTGTCTCCAACCAATGTTTAATCATTTCTATATGAGTGATTGAATCACCTATGGCAGCAGATCCATATTTAAGTTCTTCAGTATCTAAAACTAAATGCTGCCATTTATAATCCTCTGTCGAAAGATATTTTGTTGCAGAAATTCTATGAAAATTACTAATTTTCCAATAATCAAATTGAGATTCCATATAATCTCTACGATCTGTTCTATGATCTAGATTGACATAGTATATTGTGGGAAGTCCTTTCAATTTATCTTTAAGATTCATATCAATCTCTCTCCAAATCTAAAGTAACGCAGTGAAAAATACCGCTCAGTGTTCTTCCATGTCTCATGGGAAGCATAGCACATTCTATTCCATGTTTTTCAAGAGCTTTCCTAGTTGGTTCTTGATGCTCTTCGAGAGCAATCAAATTCTCATTAACGCTAAAAAGATTCATGTTAACCCACTCGGAAGCATGATTATATCCCGTACAATACCCAATGTCAACCGGTTCTGGACACCATATAACATCCCAATTTCTAAATGGTTCTGGAAGTACATCAACAGATTTAATTCTTTCGGGATTAAGTAACATAAGTCCTTCACGAAGAAAAGCAATAGTCGTGTCGATGTGCATATAACTATAAACTCCTTGCAACATATGCACTTTTGCTCTGTCACCAAGAATCTCTTGAAGTAATTCGGCACCTTTTACATTTCCACTATTTGAAACCAGATAAAGAATGTCATCATTTGCTCTAAGAATATTAGCAGCATCAAATGCTGGCGATAATTCATTCAGTGCTAGTGTGTCCTTATCACCCACACAATTCAAGTTGTAAAGATCATCACAATAATTACAAGATATTACTTCAAAATCTAAAATTTCAGAAAAAGGTTTCCATGCATCTGCTCTACATCTAAGAGGCATAGGAGTTGCTAAAGAAATATCTTTGTGCGTAAAAATTACATCCCTTGGGCAGAAATTATAATAATCTGTTTTTGATCTCTCAGGCCTTAAAACCTCAACATTTTCTCTTTGTAAAAAGTTGACAAATACTTCTAAATCCTCATTAGCTTCATCTATAACTTTTGTTGGATAAGTTCCAACAGGGATATCAGATATATCTTTTCTATCCGCGTAATTAATAGTACGAACACTTAAATCTATTTCAGGAACTCTCGCATTATCAGCGACTCCAACAATGACTTTTTTTAATTCGCCCCATTCATTTTGACTTCTCATTATTTCAAAATACCTGTAATTTGAATTGCATATCTATCTTTCATACTAAAATTATAGAATGCATGTGGATCATCATAATTCCAATGAAAACAATCGCCGGACTTCCATTTGCAATGAGCAGTATCTTTAACTTGTAAAATTTGTCCTGGACTACTATGTTCTAACATAACCATACATCTAATTATATTTTTTGGATCAGCATTAAAAATTTCTGCATATCTTCCATACAAATCAATGTGGAGAGGTAAATACTGTCCAGGTTTAAAATAATTTATAGCAGGTGCAGCATTATCTAAAAAGTTAAATCTTGGTAGAATATAATCATCAATACATGCAGGCATCTTATTTGGTAGATGATACTTGTACATTGACATATTTTCTCTACTATGCCCTGATCTTACATAATCTTCAACTAACTCTTCATCTCTATGAGTTGAGAAAGTATAATTCAAATTTTCAAAATCGGATATATTCCAGTTTGGTTCTATACTTTTTATCATCACTCATAGTCTATAGAGAAATTATTTTTTTCATAAAAACTTGTTGGTAAAAGAGGATCTCGGTGATGAAATTTTTTAGGATTTGCGGGACACATTCCACAAATAGATTCTGCTCCTCTCTGAAAAAATTCTAATATTTCAGATTCAGTTGCACCAGGTTCTAAAGGCATATATTTTAAATATGGATCCCATTTTTTAGATAATTTATCTTTATATTTTTCTTTTTGAAGACTTAAATATGCTGTCATACAACATTTAAATATTCTATTATTGTAAAGTTGAAAGCATGTTTGTCCCGCTATACATTCATCCCAACTTTTTTGTGGATTATTATCTTCAAAGGGTTCAAAAGTTGTTCCAAATCCCTTATATGCTTTATACCAATTTGAAGTCCAATCACCTATTAAAACTTCAAAATCATATTTATCTTTCCACCTCTCAATTATTTTAAGAGATGAAATTAATTTTTTATCATATTCTTCACTTTTGGAATGATTGGAAATATAAAGAGTACATTTTGTATCTTGAAGAACTTTAGGTAAATCTTTGTGTCTTTCAGGATCTATTAGAAGTGCATTGGTTACGAGTTCAAAATAAGAATTATCAGGTTGTGTCCACATTTCATGAGTGATCTTTACTATTTCCACAATATCTTTGTGAATAAGCGGTTCTCCACCTAAAATAGCCAATCTTCTTGGAGAAATTTTTTTATTCCAAGAAGAAAACCATGTTTTTAATTCATCCAAACTTACAGTCCAGTTATGTCCATGATTGGTAAAGTGGGTGCATCCTTCGCAAGAAAGATTGCAGTTATGAGTAACATGCCACTCTAAATGGGGAACAACAATCATTTTTGAAAAACTGATAATTTTTTTAAATCGGGATAATCTTCAAACGTCCACTCTCTTGAAGGACGATTTCTAACATCTGATAGTTTTTCAATACCTAACATCGCAGTCTCTGGAGTCATATAATAATGATATCCTATTGTATCGATATTTTGCTCCGCCCATGGTTTTGATAAATCTCTACCATCATATGACATTTTTTTAAGAATATCATAGTCTTCTTTATTCTGTAAAAGAATAGCTCCACCTCTGCCAAGACTCAAATGTTTTTTAAATTGAAAACTTAAACACATAAAGGTGTTCTCTATGTATCCATTCTCTTCCCAGTAAACTGAAGCATCAATTATATTAGTACCTTCAAGATAATAGAAATCTTTCCATTCTTTATATTCAAAATTCCACTTTAAATTTAATTTTTCAAACGTGAAAGGAACTGAAATATAAGTGTGACTAGGAATAGTAATGTTATTAAATTTTTTATATCTTAAGCAAAGTTCTATGGCATGTGTACAGCAATCTGTTACGACTGCATATGGAGCACCATAGAACTTTGCCAATTCTTGTTCAAACTTTTCTACATGTTCAAACATTTTACCACTCCAATGCTTCTGCAATAGAGGGGAACTGTTCTTTAAAGACACGCTTAGCGTCATTAGCAATGTCCATGTGCTCCTTCTGTGTGCCGTTTGCAGAGCGCAAATCAATGTAATGGATCCATGATCGGACAGAACCCGTCATGTAGAGTCTGGTGGGCACAGCGAGGGGAAGGACGAAGCGAGCACACTCCTTAGCGATACCTTCACGGAGAAGTTCATTATACAGATCCATACCCTCATTGAAATACTTTTCAATGCGTTGATTCAAGAACTTGGTTTGTTTTGGATCGATATCATCAATAGAGTTCTGACGATTCTTTTCATCCTGGCGACGAAGTTGAGGAATAGGAATACCAGCATCCAACCAGTTCACATCAGCATACCTTTGCGAAAATTCCTGATATGTGAAACTCCTATGCCGAAGCACCTGAGCCGCGATTCCACGACTGGTGTTCAGTTCCAGAGTCATGTGTGCCTGCTCAAAGATACTCCAGTGGTTATGTTTGATGCAATATTTCAACAATCCAGAAATCTTTTCATTCTCTTGATTTTGAGGATTACTTACGCGAGCACAATATGCAATGTGTCCCTCCGCATCAGGAGTTACACTGATCAGTTTTACGTCGTTCACTTTCTTTCAGTTCTTTTTTTACAAGTTTAGCATAA